ATTATTCTTTTCTCCATGAGGCAAGGGTAGTCTCTCCAGCTGCCCTTGTCTTTAAAACCTAATTCCTTATAATAGGCTAGAGGTTAATATTATGTTGAACAAAGAAACATTCTTGAAGTGGGCTAAGATTTCTGCTGATTTAAAAAAGATTAAAGCTGAAGAAGCAGCGCTTAGAAAAAAGCTTTGTAGTGAGTTGTTTAATAACCGTACTGGAGAGTTTAAAGAAGTATGGGAAGATGATGACATAGTTGTTAAAGGTGAAAGTAAGGTAACAAGAAATATAGATAAGGTTGCATTACTTTCTATGTCGTCTGAACTCACTGATGAAGAAAGGGAATGTATTAAATATACACCTGAGTTAGTATTGCGTCCTTACAGGAAACTTCCTGAAGATTCTAAGCTTCATGAAATTATAACTGAAAAGCCAGCAATGCCTACTCTTTCATTAGAGTTTAAAATGTAAGGAGGTGATCATTATTAAGATTCAATCAACATTAGATTGCAAAGTGAATGGAGTTAAAGCACTTGGCTACGGAGAATCAGGTATAGGTAAGACCACTTTGGCAGCAACAATGCCTAAGCCTATTATTATATCTGGTGAGGAAGGATTACTCTCTTTATCACACGTTGATATTCCATTCATAGAGATTGATTCTATTAAGTCATTAACAGAATCTTTTAAATGGGTAAGAGATTCTAAAGAAGCAGAGGTTTATGAATCAGTAATTATAGATTCTATCTCTGATGTAGCAGAAGTATTACTTGCTGAGTACAAAAAGAAAGTAAAAGACGCAAGACAAGCTTATGGTCAAATGGGTGATGATATTGCGGAGACTATAAGAAGGTTTCGGGGTCTTAAAGGTAGAAACGTTTACTTTATTGCTAAAGTAAAGAAAACAACCGATGAACTTTCTGGTGCAGTTAATTACTCACCGAGTATTCCAGGTCAAGTTGCTATGCAAAACTTACCTTATTTCTTTGATCTGGTTTTCTATATGCAGTTTGGAAAAGGTCCGGACGGTAAGAAGGTAAGACAGATAGTAACTGAAGGGGATCGTCAATGGATTGCCAAAGATAGGTCTAATCGCCTAGATAAAATAGAAGTTCCCGATCTAGGTGTAATAATCAATAAAATAATAGGAGACTAAAAACATGGCTCAGTTACCTCAATCCGCAAACACACAAGAAAACAATAGCACTGGTGGTTTTGATGTAGTTCCTGAAGGTGAATATGTTGTTGCTGTTACAAAGTCAGAGTGGAGAAATGCTAAGAGTAATCCTGATAACAAAATGATCTATATGGAGATTACCATTCAGGAGGGTGAGCATAAGGGTCAGAAATTGTTTGAGAGACTTAATCTTATAAACTCTAACCCTGTAGCTGTTAAGATAGCTAATCAAACAATGAATAAGATTTGTACAGCTTGCCTTCTTTCTGATGTAGAAGATACAGAAGAACTTCATGGAATACCAATGACTGCTGTAGTTGAGATTAATGAAAATGAAGGTACCGATTTTCCACCACAAAATGTAATTAAAAATTATAGTCCTGTAGATGGTGAGGAATTTGTAGCTCCTTGGGATTGATGATTAATAGTTACAAGTAATAATATTTAAGCCTTACCACTTGATAAGTGGTAGGGCTTTTTGCAGTAGAAGATGTTTACTTATAAACTAATTCAACATGAGGTAAAATTATGCTGTTAGGAGAATCTAAGAAACCATTGTCTGATAGACAAAAAGATTGCCTTTTAAAAATGAAATTTGGTAAGATGTATAATACCTATTATTTTTATGAGGGTGAAAGTGGCAAAGGTTATAGAGGTCTTGTTGTATCTCTTAAAGCATTAGCTTCAAGAGGTTTAATAAGAGTATTTAAACGAAAAATTAGGGAGGATTCTTTTATATATGATGAAGAATTTAGTACAATTACATTCAAAATAAATGAAGTAAAATCAGAAGAATTAAAGGAGAAATATTGTTCAGTAGATTATTTAACATTAACTAAAAAGGGTAAAAGACAATTAGATATGTATAATAAACGTATATCTTAAAAGGGGTTAATGATGGTTAAAATATATCAACAATCACCAACAACATTACATGCATTAGAATCACCAGAGTATCCGCAAGATAAAAGAGATTACTTAGGCATGTCTCTTGTAGGTCATCCTTGCTCAAGATATATCTGGTTTTCTTTTAGGTGGGCTTTTACTGAAATGTTCTCAGCTAGAATTATAAGGCTGTTTAATAGAGGGCATAGAGAAGAAGAAGTAATGGTAGCTGAACTTGAGAAAATAGGTATTAAATGTCATTCATTCCAACAAGAATTTATTTCTTGTTGGGGGCATATGAAAGGTCATTGCGATGGAATGGCTGACGGTGTTATAGAAGCACCAAAAACAAGACATCTTCTTGAGTTTAAAACTATGTCTGATAAATATTTCAAAGAAGTATGTAAACTTGGAGTAGAACAATCTAAGCCTATTTATTACGGGCAATGTCAAATAGGTATGAAACACTACAATCTTAAAAGATGTTTGTTTATGGCAGTTAATAAGAACGATGATTCTTATTATGTAGAAAGAATTAAATATGATAAAGACTATGCTGATGAGCTTGAAGATAAAGCTAAAGGAATAATATTATCAGAAGTCCCGATTCAAGCGCCTTTCAAACCAACTTGGTATTTGTGTAAGTTTTGTCCAGCACAGTATATTTGTCATTACAAAGAGGATATGGAAATATCTTGTAGAACTTGTAAGAATGTTTCTTTAGGAAAACAAGGAAAGTGGTTCTGTAATGATGAAATAGAACTTGATCATGATGCTCAAGTTGAAGCTTGTGATGCGTATCAGCAAATAAATATAAGGTAAATATAATGGCATTTGAAGAAAGACAATATCAAACAGATTGTGTAGATGCTTGGGTAGAGGATTTAAAAGATATCAAAAACAATCCACTTGTGGCCGTTCCTACAGGAGCAGGTAAAACAGTAATTCTATGTAAAACTCTAATAAAGTGGTTTGATTATAGACCTGATTCAAATGTCCTTATACTATCTCATACATCTGACATAGTACAGCAAGATTATGATGCTATGTCAGAGTTTTTTCCTGAATTTGGAATGGGTATTTATTCTGCTAGTTTGAAGACTAAAGAAACTAATAAGATAACTATAGGTACTGTTGGATCAATCTATAATAGTCGTGATCTTTTTACAGGTGTTGATCTTTGTATAGTTGATGAAGCACACGCTATTAATCATAAGGACAAAGGAATGTATAGAAAGATATTCAATAATATAGGTTGTCAAGTAGCTGGTATGTCTGCTACAATATTTAGAACAAATCACGGTTATATATTTGAGGGAGAAGACGCATTATTTAATAAAGTATCTTACGATCTTACTTCTGTATATAACTTTAATAAACTTGTTAAGGATGGATACTTAACAGAGCTTATTTCCAAAGCTACAGACACTGAACTTGATTCAAGCGGAATAGCAAAAGTAGGTGGTGATTACAATTTAAAACAGCTTGCAGCTAAACATGATAGGGATTATATAACAAAACTTATAGTTGAAGAAACTATTAAGTATGGAAAGAACTATAAAAAATGGTTAATATTTGCTATTGACATTAAACATGCTAATCATATTTATGAAGAATTAGTTAAGAACGGTATTGAAGCAGAAGAACTGCATACTTACATGGATGGTGATCGACAAGAAGTTACTAACAATTTTAAATATGGTTCCACTAGAGCATTGGTTTCGGTAGGTATGGTTACTACAGGATTCGATTCTCCTAATATTGACCTTATTGCAATTATGCGCCCAACTATTTCACCTGTATTACACGTACAGATGGTTGGAAGAGGTTTACGTGTATCACCAGGTAAAAAGCATTGTCTTGTTTTAGACTTTGCAGGTAATACTGAAAAACTAGGACCTATAAACAATCCTTTAGTTAAAAGTAAAAATGTTTCTGGCTCTAAAAAGAAAAATGATGATAAAAAAGATTTAGTTCTTGCAAAGAAATGCCCTAAGTGTAAATGCTATGCACATCCTGTTGCTAGGTTTTGTAAGATATGCGGGCATGAGTATAAGTTCAAAACAAATCTTAGGAATAGGGCATCTAAAGCAGATATAGTACAAAAAGAGAAGAAAGATTGGTATGATGTTGATGATGTTGTTTATAATATTCATCATAAAGCTGGAAGTTTTGATAGTTTAAAAGTAAGTTATATTTGTGGATCACAAGTATTTACTGAATGGGTATGTCTAAATCACCCATTTGATTCTTTTACGAAACGAAAAGCAAACAAATGGATAAAAAGAAGATCAACTTTTCTTAACAATCCAACAACTGAAGAAGCCTACGCAAATGTAGATAAGATAGCTAAACCTAGTCAGATTAAGATAAAAAGAGATAGATATATTTCTGTAACTCAAGTGAGGTTTTAATTATGGTAGGAGTTAGAAAAGTTGTACAAAAAGTTTTAGAGAAC